ATTTTCTACAACTTAAGTAGATGGTTGTGCTAGTTGAATGGAGGCGCAGCCGAGAGGGATACCAGTCCGGTAGAACACACCCATTCTATGCGGATAGGACACACTAAGAGCCGAGTGTCCCAATCACTTTGCACTATTTAGTGGAAGTGAATTCATTCACAGTAATGATGTTTTTGGAACGTTAAGGAAAGGAGGTGAAGTTTTCTCATCGATTCTTCTTTAAAACAATCTAGGAGGTAAGCATGGCAGAACGTAGTTTGGAAGATGATATCATTTTGATAATTCCCAATGATATCAAGAAGCCCGCGACATTTAATATCCCGGAGATAACCTCGCCTAGCGAGGACATATTCTCCAAACTTGCCGCGGCACAACAGGCTACCGCACCAGCTTTTCTTGGTTTAACCGAGAGTGAGCTGGAGTTCTTAATTGCTAACATTGATTACATTAAATTTCGTCCGATTATTCTGACGAACATCCCTGATGTAGAGCTGTCAACACGCTGGTTGCATATGCAACATATTTTGGAGACAGCTGACTTTGAAACCCTAGCTGAGTTTTTGGCCGCTGAGGGTCATAAGACGGAGGAGCTCGAGGTTAAGAAAGATATTGGTGATAAACCTGATATCAAAGAATCCCGAGATACTCCTGATGACACCTTCGAACCGCTGGAGACTTGATCATGCGTCTACCGCTTTTTAGAACCAGTAGTGCCAAGTTGGCACATGATTCGTTCTTAAGTGACCGAGGTTTATTCTTATTCCCAAAAATTGAGGGTGAGAGAAATCTTGATGGCGTACATTCACTTGATCCAAAAACTTTACGCTTTACAGAAGATCTAGCTAAAGACCTAAACATTCAGCTACCTACTGATGTAGATGAAGAAGGTATCGGTGGTCCAACCGCAATACCCTCAGATTTTAATCGAATTCATACGGTGGCGGGAACATTTATGGATGCTGGGTATCCTTTAGCAGATAACAACCACATTCGTGATGATTATGGCCTTGCACGTGATTTTGTGACACCCAGGCATAAACTTATCTGGGAGGAGTTATTCAAATGTCAGTTTGGTACTTTTGTACCAGCTAATTTTAGAATAGCGCGAGATTCGTCATCATGTCATCCATTCTTTATGAAGAAATTGGAGGTGAAAAAGCAAATATATCATTATATAGCAAATAATATGGATAGAATACTGAACTATATCCAACAGGACGATCTAATAGGCTTATACAAGGAATTCGACTTCGTTATTTGCTATCATATAGGTTACAGAGCACAACCTGACAAAGTTGTTTATGAAAACGGTCGCTTCTCATCAAAAGATCGTTGGATTAACGATTTCAAATATGCTCAGACTGCTGGCGCTGATGGCCAAAGATTTGTAGCTGATAAAACAGTATATAATACACATGGTCATCTAATCAGAAACCATTTCAAGATGCGTCGACGTGTGGTTTATGGCATCTCAGGATGCGTAAACTATTGGTTGGGCGCTCTTTTCAGTGGTTTTCGTGAGCATTATCTCAAAGAGTATGCCTTCACATGGAAACACACCACAGCAGAAGAGATTAAGAAGAAAGTCGAACGTTTCAAACATTTCGTCGGATTCGATGTTGTGCAGTATGATTCAACCTTTGCTGATTGGATGTTTGATCAATGGTGCAGTTGGGCTCGTGAGGTTATGGATGAGCGTGTGGTCAAACTAGTACGTATGGCCATTTCCGCCCCATATTATATGGGCTCCGCGCGCACGGGAGTGAACGAACCACACTGGTTAGGTAATCCCTTTGATCCAGACTCATTTTCTTTGAACATGGGTCTACCATCGGGTATCCCACCGAACCCAGATTTCGGTAAGTATAATATGACAGCGACGCTTTTATGCTTACTGGATAATCACTTTAAAGATGTAATTGAATTTGGCGTGCATCGTGTTTTGCGAGGTGATCATCCTCTATATGCGATTCTAAATATGGGTGATGACACAGTGCTATTATCAAACGATGGCAAATTCGTCGCTAACACACTGACTGCGTTAGAGGCCGGTGAACAAATCTCGCCCTATTTCGCTTTAGAAAAAGAGAAATCTGTTGCCTTTTTGGGTAACGTTTTTCATCGCGACTATCACGACGATCTACAGCTTGTACCAAACGTAGTCAGCATGATCAATAACTGGTTCGCACCAGAGGCATGCACTACATCAAAGAAAAGGAGGTATTGGCCGATAGGTTGGACAGAGAGGCAGAAGTTCTTTATGCACGCACCATCTTATAGTTATGTTAAAGAGATACTTGACAAACATTTCTTTAATTATTTTAAGGTCAATCCTGACCTTTATGCTAAGGTGGCGATGCGTGATTTGGAGCTTCCTAAACTACCATTAACTTCGGATATTGATCGTATCATTCTGGAGGACCCCACCAAGTTGTATTATCGTTTTGAGGAGATGGATGTTTCTCCCGAACTGTTAGACACTTTGGTTGGAACTATTCCATCAGATACGGTCTACAATAATGCAAAACCGTATGTTTACGTTTAGGAGGTATTAATGTTTTTAACACTACGTCTAGAACACGCCCTGGCAAGTTATAAAACGAGCAAAGCTAAAGACGAGAATGGTGATGAATATCTGAAAGCTGAACGTCTAAGCGAACCTAAAACATTGGATACTCAGTTGATATTCGAAACGAGCGAGTATCATGATTTACACCTGGGCGAGATGCGAGAACTAGAAATGCCACGAGTAAATATGTCCGCGAATGCCAATCTTTACTTTCCAACTGGTATGGGCGTATTCGTTGGCCTTTCTGGCATGGGTAAAACATTGCTCATGTCATATTCACATGAAGCATTGACGCAAAGCAAAGTCAAGTCAAAAATGATCAGATTTTGTGAACCCGAATTATTTCCGGAGGGGATGACCAGTCAAGAGATACAAGTGGGAGAGCAAGGCATACCACCCATACTTGACGCTAACGTATTGCTTGACGTTGTAGCAGATGCGCTTGTCGGTCCATCTAAGACCATCTTCATTGACTCTTTTCGAGAAGTAGTTTATGCTGGTGGTGGTGGTGCAACAGGTAAGGGCGGCATTAACATGGGTATATTTGCTCAATTAACAAAATGG